TAAATCTCCCCAAACTTCCTCATTACAAGGATAAGTTTCAGTTGATTCCCAATAAGCAAACTCCCCCTGTTCATAAGGAGTTGCGTTACCTATGTTTTCTCCTGAACCAACACCTGTTACAGATGCTGTATTATATATCTTCCAATACGGAGCACTTGTACCATCACCAATAAAATCAGCATTAGTATTAGGAACATCTGGTTGAGAAAGCTCAGAAAAGTTCTTAGCTCTACCAGGAATGTGAAAGCCATCAGTTTGTTTACCATTATCTAAAAGAAAAACAATCTCAAAAGCATACACCTCATCTCTCAAATAACCTCTTAAGTTAGTGGCATTTACACTATCTGTATAATTCTCATCAGCAGGAAGTTTATAAGTTTGCCAATTAAGTCTGATTTGATTGGCTATTTGTTGATAGTTGATCCTATCTATAGACGTAAGATTGTCCCATACAAGAACATCTTGTACAGCTGTTACATCTTGTGCAATTTCGTAAAAAGGAAACTTCTCAAATATATCATTGAGTGTGAGTCTGATTTGAGTTTGGTTCTGACCAGTGTATGTAATGTTTCTTGAGTCCTGGTCTATAAAATAAGTTCCTACCAACTCAACAGATGAGATGGCATTAATATTTTTAATTACAGCTAAGTTTAAATACTGAAAGTATCCTGTAACATCTAAGTTACTGATTGTTAATTCAATAGCTTGTCCTACATTATAATTAAAATCAGGCGTAGTAATACTTACATCACCTATTGGTGTTGGATTGGTAACTGAATAATATGACGTGTAAGGGTCTCCTGAAGCATCAGCATATTGTACAGCAAATTGGTATGTACCAGCTGTAAGATTTCCTGTATTGTTAATACCAGTGACAACTAATTGAGGAATGCTAAAGTTTGGTTGTAACTTAAGTTTGTTACAATCTAGTTGAGGAGTTATTATTGGATCACAACCTGTTGTTCCTGGGGAGGTGATATAAGGTAGGTTGTTTAGGTCAAGGAACCTGCGAGGATTTAAACCGTCTGTCCAATAAATCTCGGTTGTACAATTTGTAATCTTATGTACAGCTTTGTGAATTGGATAGTCTATGTTGAAGTTTAGACACGTACCACTTATATAAGTACGATAGGTACAATCATTGTTGTCCATATATCCAATCTCAGAATCACCTGTGTTTGGATTAGTGAGGAAGAATATATGTTTATTCTGTTCATTGATGAAGTGAGTTCCTATCAAACGATAGTTTGTAGGAAAGTTTAAGCAAAGCTCGTTCCCTGGCTCATTCTGATAGTTAACAGAATTAGAGTCAAAGTTTTCAACAGCTGCGTTTAGGGCATAGGTTAGTTGACCTTTAGGAATCTGATTGACAGACCTATCAAGGTTTAGCCCCGTTTGAGCAGCAGTTCTCTCCTGAATTATATTAGTTGTTCCTTCTCCAGCCATATCTACCTACTCTATTTGGAAGTTCGTACATGTTAAACCTATTAAGGTCATTCTTAATTCTACGTTGCTTAGTCCAGGCATCTTGTTTCTTAATCTCGATGTCTGCCATTATGAAAGCTTCGTCAGAAAGGTTTTTATAGTAACCTAACTTCTTTTGAATTTGATCAAAGGTTTCATCATTTATTTGATTTGCCAGAGTTTCAAAAACTTTGTATTTAATAAATGCTTCAATGTATTCCCTAATACGATAGTTATCTGGAATCATTTGGTTAGCATTACCATCATATGCTGTAGAATAAAATATAAGATGTACAACAGCGTGTCTAAAGTTGGTAACAAATTTATTACCTCTTACGTCAAATGAATCATATCCTGCAGATCCAGGAGTGAACTCACGCAGGGGTGCAGGAGTATTTACAAATTCCCAAGCATCTGTATAACTAACATCACAATTACCTCTTGCAGATATTGTTCCTGGTTTCAACAAATACGATCTTTGAAAAGATCTAGTCATCTGCTGATTGGTCTTATATACAGCTTGAATAAGTTCAGGCATACATTCAGGACATCCTGTTGTACAATCAAAATTGGTACAAGGCTGACCTCCAGAAATAACAGGACTAACCTGTATAGTGGTTTGATCAACTGCCTGTGAATAAAAAGAGTTTGGTGTTTGGTAAGGATCTTGAGGAATTTCTGTACACATCCAAGCTTCCCTTGCAGCAAAGAAGTTATCTGGAAGCCTAGCTTCAAAGTCTTCAATATACAATATTTGTTCGCTGATTACATAAGTTGCTCTTCCTAACTTTCTAAGACATTTGTCTAGATAGGTGGGGAACATCAAGTCATCCACTGCTCCTGTATCAAAGTAGGATTTAAGTTCCTCCTTAACAGTAGAGTAGACTGGTTCTGGGCTAACAAAATTATATCTGTAGTAATTTGACATCTATATTATTTTTTCCATTCACGATAAATATGTTGATATTTCTCGTTGGTTTTTATGTAGTGGGATAGAAGTCTGGAGGTAGTTCTTGATGGTTTAAAGTACCAAAGATCTGTATGTTTGAGTCTAGCTGTTTCTTTAAACCACACCCATCCAAAGAAGTAACCTTCTGTGTGATAGTTGAAGTTGTAAATAACCTTTCCCTTCTCTTTGGTCCTTGGCCAATCTATGGGAAGATTAACAAACTCTTTCCCATCAACACCTTTCATCTTTCTTCTCTTCTTCTTGTTGATAGAAAACTCACCAAATCCAAAAGGGAGCTTTGCTCGCTCTCCAGTTTCTAGTATGTAATTTTTGAAAGACTCGTTGAATGTGTAAACAATGTTTTTCCACTCATCGAATGAAATCTTCACCTCAGGATGTTTCTTACAGAAGTTGTTGTAGTTTTCTCTGCTTGAACTTCTCCAGTCTATTTTTACTCTCATTAGTTAGTTGGTTTAGCATTCGGTGCTTGACCATCCACTCCATCCTGGGTCATGTCTGTTTTGATTCTAAAATAAGATGCTAACAATTTTTGTGAAGTAAGTTCTAAAACTTGTTTTTCTAAATACCCAGGAACAGCGTATGGTTTATCCAATGGATTCTTGCACCATTCTTCGTTTGTATATTGTTTTCCACAATCACATTCTGGAAACATTATCTCATTAGGAATCTCTTCCTCAAACAAGGCAGAGATTCTTATTGTCTGAAGGAGTGGGTTACTAACATATAGATACCCATTCATTATCCAGTAGTAGGTTTCTCTTTTTATAATTGGAAGCTTAATCAAGTTAACATACCTGTTCACTGTGATTTCTTTAAACTTGGTTCCTCTACCACTCAAAGCATTGATAGAATATACACCTTGAATAAGGTATTGATAGTTGCCTTCTGATATACGAGGGAGTTTATATCTGCTCCTTGCTACATTACAAGGATCTACAAAATCACAGCATTCGGAAATAGGAACTTCTACCATTTCTAAACAAGGAATGGTAGTGAACAAAGTATCAGTAGCCCAAAGCTTTCTGAGATTTGTTTCTCTTTTAATTAATAAAAGAGAGTTGTTCTTAACTTCAGAAGCAATAGCTCTATCAGTGATAAGACTGTCCGTAGACAGAAGCTTATGCATTGAGCGTACATCTGAAACTAATTTTCTTAATGTTGACATTATAAGTATTGTTTGAATATGTTTGTCATTCCATCATTTTCGTCTATAAGGAATGCAGTAACTTCAGCTTTCGCACACGTGTATCCGTTCTTTTCATCCCATGAACTTTTAGCATTAGAGAAAGCTGGAATTTGATAAAACTTAATTCCATTGAAATCTTGACTTAACTCATGGTGTTTATCTCCTGTAAATATGTAGAACTTAGTGTGATAGGACCATTCATCTCTATATTCCATTGGGAAGATTGCAGCTAGCTTTGCTGGCTTCACTGCATCACCATGGTTAAACATTAACGCACTTTCTCCAAAGCTTATGTATTTTCTATATCTAGGAGAACAATCAAAGGTTAACCTATCAGTGCTTCTGAAGTAGGTTTGCAACCATGTTGTTAGATGCCATCCTACATACTCATCATGGTTTCCTGCTACATATACAACATCTACGTTATTTGCATTCTGTAACAAGAGAGAGATCATCTGAACTTCATATTCACAGATCCTTTGGAAAGAATCATGATATGTTAGGATGTTAGTTTGTGGAGTTCCTTTTGTTGTAGTGTTTGTGAACTCACTATTAAACTCATCCGATCCAATGATGTAAATTACTTTTTCGATATTATTTGACAGAGTAGCTTGGTTCAAAATTATTTCCACCTTCTCAAGTATGCCACCAAATCTATCGTTTATATTGTTATCACCATAAACGTCAAACTTGTTAAGATGAGAGTCTTGTTTATTAATCACAAGACAAGCCTCGCTTTTTCCAGCATTGTATTTAGGAGCAAGGATATCTGGAGAACATGGTTTGTATTCATTCAAGAAATCTACAAAAGCATTTTGAAACACTTGACCATCGGTTTTTTTACCAAGCCAAGCTTTTACTTGCCAATGTGGATTTGAACCATTTCCCCAGTAGTTCTGGACATACTTAGTTATTTCCCATTTGTTTGTGTCAATCTTACATTTTTCAATAAGATCCTCCAGAGAACGAATTTCTTCTGGACTATTGAACACTATCTCGCCTGTACCTTTAATTAAATCTTCTTCAAACCTTACAACAGCTTCTTCAAGCTGATCTATGTAATTTGAAACCTCTGCTTCATTCCTCAACAATTCACTCTTTCTAATTTCCTTTAACAACGCATCCACCTCATCTTCTGTAATCCCTAGCTTTTCTGCGTAAAACTTCTTGCTTTTTTTCCAGTTTAGCATTTGTTGCAACTGTTCTAATAGATGCTGGTTCCCTACCATTGGACTAGATTTTAGTTAAAATTACAGCAAAGATACAAACTATTTTTGAAATTCTCCAAATTTATTTAATTAAATAAGTTATCTGTAATAACCAAGTTGGTTACAATAAATAAAAACTCCCAGGGTAGAAACCCCAGGAGATACCCTGTAAAACCAACAAAACAGGGTTTTTGATAATTTATGGTGCTGCCGTTGTGGTAGTAGTTGTTGTTGTAACTTGCTGTGCAGATCCTTCAATACCACAATCAGGTGCTACTGTTGTAGTAGTAGTTGTTGTTGTAGGTTCAATTGTGGTGGTGGTTGTAGTTGTTGTAGGTTCCACTGTTGTAGTGGTAGTAGTTGTAGGAGCTGCTGTAGTTGTAGTAGTTGTGGTTGTATAAGAAGCACAGATGTTTGCTAGCTCACAGAAGGCTGTAAGAAGAGAAACGTTTGTTCCAATTACTTGTAACAATGTTTCTGCTAGATTAATTGGATCCAACTCTGCATCAATCTTTTCTAATACTAGATTAAGATTGTCATTAGTATTGACACCTGTATTTGGTAGGTTTGGACCATTATAACATATTAAATTTGTTGATATTGGATATCCAGCAAACCATCCGTTGTTACACTTCTTTGGATATACAGTGTTGACAACCAATGGATTACATGGTGAACCTGGAACACATGCCATTTATTTAGAGTTTATTTGTTAAGGAATGTACATAATGTAGTAGCAAGCAAGAACAGGCTGAATGTTGCTGTGTGCACCTCCAGTACCAGCAGCAGCATTTGTAACGCTAATTCCTGTAGCACTACTGCTAGATCTACCAATAGTTGCATCTGCCAAAGCACTTGTTGACATTCTGTAGCTATAGTTTCCATCTAGATCTGCATAAGGAGATGCTGGTGCTGTTGGTGTAGGTCCTGCTGTAAAAACAATTGGTGCAGCATTATCATTAGCCAAAATAAAATGTCTATGTTCAGGATCTGTTACAGTGGCTACGTGCGTGTGTGAAGGTATTTGAGAAGTGTTAAGTGTCACAGTGTTAGCGCCTGATGTTCCCAAGAGAGCATAGTTGGGGTTTGTAGGAGTTGCTGGATCCACTACAGGATTCATAACTCCACCACCTACACCAGCAATAACACCCACTGGAACTCTACCACGTTTATCAGGTGTTCCATTTAATCCATTACAAAGGTAGATATTTTCCCAATCATTTAGTCCTGCACCTGTTACATCAAAGTTCCCTACAAGAGAACCATAGTATTCCAATACAGTGAAAGGAACCATTCTAGTGTAATACTTTACACCTGATGTAGTTGTGCCAGCAATATAAGCAGCAATTAAGCTGTTTAATTCAGAAAGCTTTACATAGTTTGTGTCAACATCTAAAGCAAGAGCTGCAAGTTCTACATCTAAATCACAAAGCTTTGTAATAACTGCTTGAAGAACAGCATGTGTGTCTGAAGTGTTTGTAACACCTGTCAAACAGTCTACATCATAATTAGCGTTCAATGTAGCAATGTCAGCAGCAAGTATATCAACTTGTTCCTGCAGATCACAAGCAGCTTTGACAAGAGCTGTTATGTAGTCATTTAATGTAAGATCACCGCAATCAGGAAGATATTGCTGAACAAGATTACAGATAACCAAAGGATCTACAATAGGTTTAATTCCTATGCCATTGAGAGTAGATGTAAGAAACTCTATCAAAGAAGCTTCTACAACTGATAGAGAATCACCTGATAGAATACCTAGAACAGGTACGTCTAATCCTGTGTATCTCACACACCTATCTGAGACAATCTCAGTGCATCCATTGTAACAATTTGAACAGGCCATTTTTATAATTTATTTATTTATTAATAGTTTAACTCTACTAGCTATTTGTTCTACAGAAAAGGATCCTGCATACTCTGGGCTACAATACTTGTAAGTTAGTATCCTTTTATAATTCAAAAGATCCCAAATCACTGTTCCTAGAACAGGCCAATTTAATTCATAAACAATATTATTGTATTCATTATTGGCTAGTTCTGTAAGCTTGCAATCAATGTCTGCAAGTAAAACAGGAACACTAGAACAATCGACACAATTTGTAAGCTTTGGATATAACATTACTTATTCTTTTATTAGCTTGTTTAATAGCGTTGTTGCAAGCTGAACATAGTCCGTTTATCAACTGACAGCCACATCCCACCTTAACACCGCAGTTTCTACAGTTTGCCATATTAATAGAAATTGTTTACATAGTTATTACCATAGCAATTACATTTGTTTGCTATGAATTGGTTTAACATCCTATTTGCTTGATTGTACAGTTTATTAGCTGTAGCAATAGCACAATTATTTGCAGCAGCAATAGATCCTTGTATAAAGAAATAAATGCTGTTTAGATCTACCATCTGTTGTTTTCTAATAGCTGCATCACATTCCATCATATCAAGTTTCATAAATGCACTATCAAACTTCTCTTGAAGTTGGTCAACACGCATTATTGTTTTCTGTACAAAGTTCTGGAATGCAGGAGCAACAGAGTATTTAATATAATAAACCCCATCAGGAAGTGGTAACAGAGCATCACCAACTGGAGTTAATCCTAATGAAGCAGTAGTGTAAACGTTGAAGTCATTTATGTTAAATGGAAGGCTGACTAGACCAAATCCTGGAACATCTATTTCTATTGTAGGAGAACTAACAGGAGGAGAAGCTGGGTAGGTTGATGCATCAGCAATACCCAACGTTTGTACGTTGTACGTAGGAATTACTAAAAAGTCTAATTTCAAGTCTGCCATATTCTTCTAAATAAATAAGCCAGAGGATTTGAGAAGATCCTCTCACCTCTGGCTTAGGTTATATGATATTGTTTCTACTTCTTATTAAGGAACAAGAGTGGTAGTGCTTGAAGTTGTAGGCCATATAGTGGTAGTTGTAGAGGTAGTGCTTACACAAGCATTATCACTAGCAACAAGACCAAGACCAGCTTCAAGAACAGCTTCAATTGCAGCACTCAACGCTTGAGGAGCAGCAATAATAACTGTGGCATCTTCATAAATATAATCTCCCCACTGATAAGCAGATTTGTCATATTCGTTGAACTTGATGTAGTAGGTATCGTAGGTAGTACCATCAGAAACCCAAGACTCAAAGTTCTCGTTATAACCTGCCATTCTGTAAAGATGCTTCAAGTAACCTGCTTGATAGCTGTAGAAGTTCTTTTCGAGCTGGATAATCTCATCAGAAGTACCTGAAGGATAAGAAGCACGTTGAGTAACTTGAGCATCAGCAACAATGTTACAAGCATCTGCTACAATGAAGTCAGCAGTAGTAGCTGGTCCACTGTACACGAAAGTACGGAAGTACATTCTGTCATACTCCCAAGGGAATGCAGCAACATCACAAGGCTGACCATACTTGGTAAGAGGCTTACCAGAAATACGAAGGATAGCGTTTGCATCGTTACCAATTCTTTGGAATTGATAGAAATCGTTAAAGTTGATATTGTCTGGGTTGTTACCAGGAGCTTGAAGAGTCAATTGAAAAATAAACTGATCAATCAATGCAGGAACATCAACATTAACACAAGGATCACCACCACACTCACAACAAGGAGCTTGAACTGTTACAGAGCGAGTGAAACCATTGAAATACAATGTATCAAGGTAAGAAGAATGTGCACGAAGTGTAAGTGTTACAATATCACCACACTGTACATTCCAACCAGATACATCTGTTACTTGTGTAGCAGGAAGAGGACAACCAGTCACCTTGTACCACTCAGTAACATTAGATTTACAAGTACCCTCAACACAACCAGCGATCTTGTCAGAACGCTTAGAACCTTGAAGATATGTGTTTGTTCTACCTTGAGCTAAATAAAAGTATGGTTTAGCAGCGATGTTACCAGCGTTTGCAACACTGTAATCACTTCTAAAGATACCGAATTGACCTGCGGTCAAGTTTTGCGTAGAACCAGAGCTAGGTAGAGTGTTTCCTACTGGCACTACGAAAAGCGTAGTTAATGAGAAATCAGCCATTTTATGCTATTTTAATGATTAAAAAACTTATTCGTTTGTCTGTATCCTGTATATTGAACTTTGGACAGCAGACTGATTTTCGGTGTACATTGCAAGGTTTTGAACTGTCAAGTCTAGAAGTTCATCCTCTAGATATGTCTCAAGTTCACAATCTTGATTGAATGATGGTTCACCATCAAGCATTATGTATCCTTCTTTATTAATGTACTGAGGATACCTCATGTACAATATATAAATTTTAGTTGGTGTAAATGTGCCATCTGTAAAGACACTTATCTCATCAGATGATAGAAAGTTAAAGGTTTCTTGATATTCAAAAGATGGCTTGTAGTGATCATTGTTTAAGATGAACTGTAAGTCGCCATGCTTTGACAAATCTCTATTAACCCATATTATTCTATCTTTGCATCTTCCTTTATCAGCCAATATGTAGCTATCTAAATAGAACATATACTTTGGAGAAAGTGCATGCAAAGAAGCAAACCATTGATTAACTTCTGGATTCTTTAGTTCTAAATCAAGAGGTTGATGATTATAAGATTCTACTAAACTCTGGAGATCTTCATACCTTTTCTTAAAGGCATCCAATCCCAGACCAGAAACAGTACTTATACCATCAACCTTCTGCTTTATTAATTTAATCTGAGCTTCATTCAAAGCCAAGATCTTATCTTCTAATACTATCTGCTGATGTTCGTTGGTTGATAATTTATTTAGTTTCTGATCTATCTTGTACAACAAACTATCTACAGGTATCATACAGAAGCTAATTTTTTACTTTTTAATTTTTGTTCTAGGGTGAGCAGTTCATCTTGATTATCCTCATCTGCAAGGAACTTTACCAATTCCTCTTCATCAATCGCCACTTCATATTCACCTTCGTATATCCTTCCATTAGGTTTAGTTCTATAAACCGAATGTAACAAAGCCTGTTTAACTAAGTCTTTAATATGGAGTAAGTTTTCCTTCATATCTGCAAATCTTCCAAATATCTCAACTGGATTGAGACCTTGGTATTTACCATTCTTGAATTCTGTTTGTTTGAGGAGATTGTCAACTTGATTGTACACAGCTTCTTCTTTTGTATCTTCTGAAACTGGTAAACCTAATAGACGAGCAACCTTTCTCTTTTTCTCAGGAGTCATAGAATCAAACTTGACAATAGCTTTATTGATAAGTTGTTTCTTCTTAAACATCACTGCATTTTCAATATCTTCATCAGCTACATAAAACTGTGTTTCTGCTGGAAACTCACCACGCTCCCAAGCTTGATAAGAGCTTGCGATTGTTGGATGAACACGTAACCAAGCAAAAGCTAGTTCCTGTAGAGGAACTGCAAGATCGAAATAATTATCTCCATCTACAAGTTTTACAGGCTGCACATGCAATACATCATCTGTAGAAGTTGAGAGTCCATAGTTCCAGAATTTAGAACGTGGTCCAAGATCAACTCCTCCAAGAGCATCTTGAAGTTTATCACGAAGAGCTGTTACACGTTCGAGTTCAA